TGAAATCAAAAGTATATGTTCCCTTTTTGCTATCTTTACTGCCTTTGATACCAAATTCTTTCAACCGTTCAAACTCACCTGTACCCGCATCAAGTATCGCCTCGGTCAGTTCTCCAAAGTCTTTACCTGTACTACTTGCCAAGTCCCCTAAATTAGTCATTTGCGACATCGTGGGAGTGAAACCCCTATTCACCAGCTTTACATAACTTTCAGTAAGTTGGTCTATCTGAAACGGAGTTTGAGCAGCCAACTTCCCAATATCAGCCATCGCCTCTTTTGCCCGTGTTCCACTTTGAAACGTATTTTTCAATACAGCCTCATATTTCTCATATTTTCCCGTAGTCTCAGCTATATCTTTGGCAAAATCAAACGCCCCCATCAAACCAATGCCACCCATTGCCGCAAGTCCAAAGCCACCGATTTGCCCCAATATTCCCTTCTTTTTTTCTTGTAACCCGGCTTTTACTCTTTGTTTTTCTAATTCCGCAGTTGTTTTTGCCAATTCATTTCTATAATGTTTAAGCCCCTCTACTGTAAATGTATTCTTTAACTTAGACTTCAACTCCTCAGCTTTTTTCTCTAAACTTGCTATGCTATTGGGCATCAATTTTATGGCACTATTCGCATCTTTGAATTTATTCGAAACACCAAGCACACTATTGTTGACTTTTTGCAACAATTGTGTAATTTTGTCGTTTAATATTAAATCAAAAACTAAATCCCTACTTGCCATGTTTTTAATTCTAATTGTTGTTATTCCCCTTGTTTTTATGCTTTACGGCATTTACAAAATCTTCAATGACAAATAAACCACACTTGCCATGTTTGCTATTATGATGATTATCGCTTTTGTATTTTTCTTAGGACTTTTCCTAAAAGGCATTTGGGAAATATTCAAGAATAAATAAATCCCTAATGTCTCCAAATCCAGCTCCCAATTCTTAATTCCTAATTTTTAATTCCTAATTCCTAATTCCTAATTCTCACCTCGGATGCCCTTGTTCCAACGCCCACCGCACTTCGCTCCATGCCTGCACCCACGCATCATCATCAAGCGTATCCGGTTGGCAACCGTACACACGAAGTAAAGCATTCATACGAATCAGTTCATCGCTCTGGTCGTTCACCACACATTCTGCTATTTTTTTTTTAGCTCCGCATGACGTATAGTGAGTAGGTCGTCAATCACCAGAACTGCACTCAAAAACAACTCGTCATCACTAAGCACACGATTGTCGCCCCCCACAAATGTACTACGCATCAACGCTTCCTTAGCTCCAAGCGGATTAGTCTTTTCCAAAGTAGCCATATACATGATAGTTTTTCTATCCGGCTTTTTGAAATAAGCAACCACATCTTCCGCTCCCTCGTCCATGTTGATGCGCAATTCAAACACATCTCCAAACTGTTTTTTCAATTCCTCAATCATAATTCAATTTATTAAACAAACGTTCGTTCTTTCGTTCTTTCGTTCTTTCGTTCTTTCGTTCTTTCGTTCTTTCGCTCCTTCGTTCTTTCGCTCCTTCGTTCTTTCGTTCTTTCGCTCCTATGACCCGTATTGAATATCCAAACAAAAAAACGGTACTTCAACCTCTTGAAACATATCGTTTACTTTCAGTTGTTTGGGCATTTCGGTAAACTCAACCCCTTTCAGAGTATCCGTTACCAACGGAGCACCATCGGTAGGAGCATAAGCAACCACAATCGTAACATCGCGCAAATCCAAAATACTTTTGCCCACACCGGCAGCACGTAGCAACGCCTCCAACTCACTTTGCAAAAGTGTAAGCGAACCGTCGTAAGTCTTTTTGCCACGTCCTATGCTATGAGGATTGCTACCTGCAGCATGGATTATCTCCTTATCTTGTTTTATGGAATATTTCACTCCACGTATGCCTATCATGGGACGACCAAGCATCGTCACCGTTACATCGCTATAAGCATATTCTTTGCTATTAAACATAGACATATTTCATTGTTTTTTTAAAATTTAAACTAAATTGCTAAGCGGTTAAAACCGCTAAGCAATTCAAAAACTTCGTTCTTTCGTTCTTTCGTTCTTTCGCTTATTCTTTGCTAAACCCCAAATCCACTTCTATTTCTTTCAATTGTCCCACCGGTACTACATAGATTTTCACTACTATTTTACCTGTAGCCAATACATCTTGGTTCGTATCTATTACGCAGCGTACAGAGCTTATTTCACCCTCAGCTTGCATAAGCAATCCGATTTGATTTTCTATTTTTGCCTGTAGAGCTTTGGCAATACCCGGGTCCAATTTGCCGTTCGTTATCAAAACCTCGTCGTTGATTTCGTTGACGTAGGTATTGTAGGTAATGAGCATCGCCTTGTCAATGGTTCGCACCCTTGAAACGCTATTGAAATCGTCTGACAATAGGTTTGCATTTGGGTCATCGTTTACAAACATATCATTGCGGTTCACAAACCTGCGGGTTACGATGTAGCCTTTGTCGTGCAGGGTTGCAGCATCTATTTCATCAGTTTTTAAAATAGAAGTTCCGGAGGTTCCATAAACAATAGCACTGTATGCAAACGGCAATCCCCCATCTTTTACACGACCTATATTGCGTTGCACCGGTACACTTGCCAACTTGCCCAACACCAAACCTACGTTTATACTCGCCGGAGTTTCACGTTCTATCAGTGTTACACACACACGTTTTTGAGTACCCAATCTTTGATTAGTCAGTACACTGGCAACACCTTTCCAACCAATGCCACCCAAAACCCAAACAAAAGGTTTCATTTCTACAGTCAATTGCTCTGCAATATTGTCAAGCGGTGCGATATAAGCATCAATCATATTGTCGGCTGCCAACGAATAACTCGGCTTGTGACTCACGCCAATCATACGTACAGATCCTTGACTTGCCAACATCAGACCATCTACCACAGCCCTATCGCTCAGCAAACTACGAATACCTGCATCACTATCCGCAGCCGCTTGCAAACTCACATACACACTCGAACCATCTCCGGCAACCGCAAAGAAATCGCGCAAATCGTACCACAAACTGTTGGGTGAAGTGATTGTAACATTATTAGCAGGATCAAACCCAAGATGTGCCGCAGCCCAAGACTCTGTTATGCCAAGTAAGTCCAAATCTGCTATAGTGTTCACATTCAAAATTTCATTATTTCGCATAGGGTTTGGTGCACCGCCCGGTACATACCATCCTAATGTTGTGTTATTGGGATAGTTTTGATCGCAATACGGTAAGTTTACTGCATCGGGTGTGCTAAAAATAAAAAAACTTACAGGTAAAATTCCTCCATTTATTGCAGCGAGCAACACACTACGAATATTGTATTTGGTAGATGTTACCAAACTATCCCCATCACTCCAAGCCTGCGTAATCCCTGCGGTCTCAGCCTCTTTCAAACTTTTGTACAACTTCGCAGCACCCATAGCATGACCTGCCGGAGCAGTGCCACAAAAACCAATGATGCCACACACACCATCGTCTCCGGCAGCCACGCCGCCCAGATTACCTGTGGTGATATTGATAATTACATTCGGTAAACCCATTTAAATATCCTCCAATTTTTTTAATACTTGTTTCATAATTTCACTGTTTTCTTTCAACGCCACTGTAGTATCTACGATTAGCGTTTTTATTTCGTCATAGACCATTGTTTTCAACTCCGATACTTCTTTGCTCAGTGCTATAATATCGCGGTTCAAATGTTTGTAATATTGATAAGCAACAAATATCAATATAGCCAACAATATCCCCAAAAATCCAGCCTGCAACCAGCTATTATTGATTATCTCATTCATAACAATTAACAATTAATAATGAACAATGAACAATTAAGAATTAAGAATTAAGAATTAAGAATGAACAATTAAGAATTAAAAATTATCCATTATTCATTATCCATTATCCATTATCCATTATTCATTAATCATTCTTCATTCTTCATTCTTAATTAAAAAACTACCCTATCACCGCGCCCATGTACTTCCCTCTCATAGGCAAAGCCAAACCACGCATCGAGAAATTAACAATATCACCCAAATACTCAGGGTCGTCCAATCTCTCAAACATATTGAACGTACCTTGTGCCTTCATCACTTCCGAACTGATAAACGAGACAGAACTACGCAAACCCGGGTCTGTAGTTTCAAACGCCATTTTATTCAACGTTGACGCATCGTATTTTGGAGTTTGGCTGTAGGTATAGATTTTGAATCCGTAAAGCATAGCTCCGGCTGTAGTCAAGATTTGTTTAAACAGTATCATATCCGCAGCAGCCAATTCGTTGTAGTGTTCGGGGTGAAGTACCAATACCCTATCTGCCGGAGCATCCAACAAATCGTATTGTGTTTTCAAAGTAAGAATATCGGCAAATGTCATTTTTTGGGTACCATCTGCTCTCGCTGCACCTGTAGTCTCTATCACCGGAGTTGTGCTACTATGTAGCGTAGGGGCATAACCATAAATAGCTCGTTTGCTAAATTTGTTGAGCAATGCGTTTTTGTGTCCATTGGTCAGACTGGTTCGTTTGTCGTAGTTCAGTTCCACCTCTTCATCTTTGGGTAGTAAAGTTCCCTCCGTTGCATACAAATCAAGTACAAGCTCGTGAGGTGTATCGGTACGTTTGGCAAATGGTATAGGAAACGAAGTAGGGTTCAATATCACCGTAGGGTCAACACCAGCCTCTGCCAAGTTAATTTTATCGTTGTCAACAAACGCACTCAAATCGCGTACCTGTGTCATAAACGACCAATCCGGATAAAACTTCTCCATGATATCTGCCAGCCAAATCTCCTTGGTCAGTTTCACGTTCATCACTCCGGCTGCTTGTCCAAACATACCCGACAACACACCCATTCCATTCGCTGCCAAAGCTCCCAATATAGGTGGTGCACCCACAGCTACAGACAATCCAACACCCACCAAGCTGTTAAACACAAATGCAAACAGCATCATTATTACTGAAAAAAATGTTCTCATAATTATTATTGTTTTTGAAAAATTTGAAAATTTGAAAAATTTGAAAAATTTGAAAATTTGAAAATTCGTAAAATTTGAAAATTTGAAAATTCGTAAAATTTGAAAATTTGAAAATTCG